TGCTCCAGCGTTGTTGCGTAAACATCAGATCCATATTTACTGGTTCCGTATGGCATCAGTACCTCATCATTTCCTTCTCATCAATTCTTCCTGAACCTTTTCAGTGATCACCCCACCCAGCCGGTTACCAATCTCATATTCATTCGCCATGTTCAGCATCGAATAATCGTTATAGTTCACTGTCACCGGTGCCAGCAATCCTTGCTGGCCTTGGGCAAAAGCCACGGATTGAGCTGCGTTCTCTGCACTCCAGGTAGGCGAACTAAATCCACCATATTCATTATCTTGTGCGCCTGTCAGGCTTCTCATTGCGTTCGTCAGTCCGATGACCAGGCTGGTTGCATTCCCCAATCCCCAGGCAAAATAATTCACCAGCCATTCTCCGATGGTTTGTAGGATCGGCCAGACATTATTCACAAGGATGCTCCATACCCCGCTCAGTGCTGGCCCGAGTGCATTTTGCCATAACGCGCTCAAGAAGATGATGTCATTCGAAAATGTAACTCCCAGGTAGTCTCCGATCGCTCGAAACAACGGAAATAAGTTTGTCTCCACCCAATTCCACACTGTAACCATCGCTGGGAGCAATGTATTCTGCCAGGTATCCGCCAGCCACTTCAACGCAATCGGGATGTTTGTTTGGAACCAATCGCGTATTGCCAACAATTTGGGCTCCAACCATGCCCAGACTTCTGCCGTCTTCTCCCGGATCCCGCCCCAATTATTTGTCCATGCAAGGTACAGCAAGTATGCAGCCGCGCCGATCAGACCCACCACTAAAATCACTGGCCACAATCCGATTAATGCGGATATTCCAGTAGCGATCGATGTGATTGCAAATGCCAGCAACGCTACACTGATCACTGCCAGGGCTGCCACGATCACGCCCTTATTAGCCTCGAACCAGGCTGCAACACTTTCGAACCAGTTGATCACGGTTGGAATATTCTCGATCACAGTTTGTGCAAATGCCGCGATCCTGTTTGCCAGATCCTGAACAAAAGCGATCGTCTCCGGCCTGGTTAGCCATTCTGCTAGTATCTGCCCCAATCTCGTAAGGCTTGGCAATAATGCGCCTCCCAGCGTTTCCTGGATGTTTTGCCAGATGTTACCCATTCTTGTCCACACGCCAGATGAGGTATTCCCGGCAGCCTCGGCAGATCCGCCAAATTCCTTATTCAACTCTTCCAGGATCAATTTTTGCGCACCGGCCGTGTCTCCTGCCTCCACCATCGCCTCGATCATCTTCTTCTGATCTTCTGTGAATGTCACTCCGACTCGTTGCAAAGCCGTAACGCCCTTGATCGGATCGTTCAATGCTTTTCCCAGCTGCACCGCACTCGATTGCAGATCCTGCCCCATTGCCTGGCTCAGGTCCACCATAGCCTGGGTAGCCCCAGGAAATGTATCCTTCCCAATATTAGTGAATGTCAAAAGGATATTTTCCCCGGCCAGCACAGCATCATCCTCGAAGGTGGTCAAGGCTCCCAGGCTGTTCGCCAGGCTGTTCGCCATCTCGGCCGTCACACCAGCCGCCCCTCCAGTTGATTTCAGCACCGCACCAAGTTGCGCCTGGATCTTCTCTGCATCTTGGGCCGCCTCCAGTGCTTTATATGTTTCAGCCGCCAGTGCGGTTGCCCCAAGTGCAGCTGCGCCCAACCCGGCGCCAACGATCCCTGCTCCCAGATTTGACAGACCATTTATGGCATCGCTGGCAAAATTATTTGTCAGTGATTTACTTTTTTCGATCGCGTCCGAATAATCGGATATATCGCCTACGATCTTTACTACCAGTGTTGCCAGCGTGGTCATCGTCTGTCTCCTTGAACCATTACCGCGAATCTCTTCTTCCAACTTACCCAATCTGGTTCGTCCATTACTATTTCTTCATCAGCTGTTTCCGGATCGTCATCATCGATTTGTAGTTTGATGTCTGGTGGCAATGGCATGAATTCATCAACCTCAAATGGCTCTCTCTTCTCCGGATCCCTGTTTGCATTTGCCAGGATGCAGGCTATTAAGGCTGTCTGTTTCCATGCCTCACCAAATGGCTCCAGTTGGTAATATGCTTCCCATTCTCGCAGATCTGCCGCGCTCAATTCTCTCAGAACGTTCTGTATATCCAATCTGCCCGCCGCCAGCGCTAATCGATAGGCGAAACGGCGGGTTGGTCGTTTTTTAAGCCTTCCGTCAACTCCTTCAGATCAGCTTCACTTACCCGACTCAGCTTTTTGGCAACATCGACCACCCGGTCCAGAGCTGCTGCGGATTTTCGGCCTAGATCCATAACTTCGGAATCATCGAAAATTCTTGCGCCTTCTTCATCAACGATCGACTTGGCTGCCAGCTTCGCGCGCACATTCACCAGGTTGGTTTTCTGCTGCATCTGATTGCCCACCTGCCGTAGGCTGATCAAACTCGTTTCAAATGCATCTTTCTCCGCCGCCGTCAGTGCCTTCACTCGTACAACTCCGCCCCACTCCGGAACCGGTACATCCTCAAATACAATATCTTGGGCATTTAGGATCGCACTCTTGCTCAAATACTTACCTGTGGCCATCTGAAAAATCCTTTCTTAAAAAGATAGGGCGGTTGGGCCAAAACCCTTCCCCGCCCCTGAAATTATTGGGGCGCATCTCCAGCGCCCTTCCTGGCTAGATCGTCGTCACCACGCCGGTGATATCCAGATCCACTTTTGACCTGAGTGGTTTCTTGACTGGTGCATCGAAATCCATCGAGACATAAGCGCTGAATGCAAACCCGGTTGAATCCGGGAAGATCAGCTGGAAAGTCTCTTTCGTCTTCGCCAATGCAGCTGCTACCAACCCGGTTGTTTTGGATTGGGTGGCATCGGCCGCGATAAAGTTGACCTCGAAGCTCACCTTGCCGCCACTCATCAGTACCGGCACCTTTTCTTCCCACCCGCCGCTGGAATGGTTGGTCGCATCCTCAAGCACAGGTTTAATCGTCGGTCCCTTGATATCCAGCACCTCGGCCACCGTTGCGAAAGTCACATGAGTTGCCCGGTCGCTCATCTTTAACAGTGTTCCATGGGCACTAATTGCGTTTGTCATTGGATCACCTCCTACAGTGCCACAATGCCGATTTTAACACTGGCGTTTGACGCTTCTAGGTACACATACCCGTCTGCCTGCACCCACCCCAACGTCTTCAGTGGACCGATGATGATCACATCACCGGCATCCAGCGAATATGCCGTGATGTCGCCAGTCCGGTTCTGCCCATCCACCGAGCTGTTCAAGGTCACGGTATACGGGCTCGCCCCGCTGTTCTGCGCAATTATTAGATCATTCCCGCTTGGCAGGAACTGGTTTTTGTTGCCCACATCCGCCGCAGCCAGTGTCAGGTCCAAACCGCCCGCCGCTGGCTGTAAAGCCGGGTAACTACCCTTGGCTGTTGTTTTGGTTAATGTTGTTCTTGGCATCCTCTACCTCCTGTTTCTGATTTTCTTCTGCTGCGATTAATACTTGCAGCGCGTTCTCATCCTCGTGCCAGTTCACCAGGTGTTCCAGCATAACCTGGTGCGAAAAACAGTCGAAACTGCATCTCTCGCATTCATAATGCGTCTTTCCTGCCCATTCCCCCACCCGTATCAGCAAGGCAGGGCTGATCTTTTTATTTTTTGCCATCGAACCTCCCGAAATAGTCCCGGTCCTTGTGGGATCTACGGGTTGTACCAAAATCGCACCATCAATGTTTCGCGGGATAAACCAGTCTCTTCATCTTCCCGGCTCATTTTGTTTTCTATGAATGCCGCACTCCACCGGTTTGTCTTTACTCTCAATCCAACTCGTAACGCTTCTGCGAGCAGTTTGGCCTCTCGCGGACCATTAGCCCAGCAGTCAAGCTGGTACACCATCTCATCAAGTCCGCTGTCACCGTCGTGGCTGTAATTTGGCACATTTGTCACATTTTTGTAAACCATCGCTGGCAAGGTTAGAGTATTCGGCAGTTTTCCGGGATAGACACGGTCAGACTGGATCGCCGTCAGCAAGGGGAATGTGGTCAGGAAACTGGCCAGGCCATCGTCAAAC